ATCTTCTGTTTCTCATTACCTAGCGCTTCAACTGCACCTAGTGTAGCTTTGAGACCTTCTTTATCTTGCATCATTGCCAGCGCTTGACCTGAACTTAGATTAGATTGTGCCCACGCTGGGAAATCTTTCAATAGTCCAGCAGTTCTTAAATGTTGATTCAAGTAATTATACAACACTCCACCTGGTTTGCTCAAGCCCTTTTTAGGTGCTAAGTAAGCGTCAATAACTTGTGCATGTTGTTGAATAAATTGTTGTAGCTTCGCTAGACCTGCATCATCTGCACTAACAGAATCTTCTACATAAGTTGTGCCTTGTAGAATGATGCCAGGTTTACTTAACTTTTCGATACCAGGCGCACGTGATTCATCTGCATCCATAGTAGCATAATAACCAGTCGCCGCAACCATCATCTTAGCAGTACTAATCTTTTGACCTAACTTGCTGTCAACTGGCACATGAAATGATGTGATATTTGGTGTAAAGTCGTATGTGTTCATCTTCTTGTTGAAGGTCGGCATCGCTGATTCACCGTCAGGCTTTGTACCTGGGTAGAATAGTAGGCCACCTTCTAAGTAACCCTTCTCTGGGCTAATCTGTTCAAAGTAAGGCCATAGACTTGCTAATTGCTTTGCGAACCCTGCACGACCGTCGCTATCTTTACCAGTGCCCATTACAAAGTTATACACATCTTTTGCACTGTTCATAATAGTTGATGCCCCCGAACTCGTTTGAGTCGCACCTCGCTTAACATAAGCCCATGCATTCTTAGGAATCATTCTGAATGTTCCTTTTTCGTCACGCCCCCAATAAACAACAGGCATGCCGTCCCATTTTAATTCGATGTGACCACCTTCTTGTCCCATATGACGCATACGCTCAATGGCGTGCATACCACCTTTGCTACCATTACTCAATATTAAGTCTTCGATGTGCTGGTACTTACGCCCAATCGCCGGTGCTGCGGCCTCTGTTAAAAACTCGGTTGCTCTCATTTTAGTATATCCATTGTTCTACGAAACCATTCATTCACATTAGGGGTCGCTGCTTGCCAACTTGAACTACTCTTAGCCATATTAAATATTTCTGCTCTACGTTGCTCATCTGGTATCGCTTTAAGAATACTCTCAACACTACCTAAATCTGATTTGTCAGCGGTTTGACCTAACAGCAATTTAGCAATCTGATTCAGGTCAGTTGCTAGTAAGTTTGCTTTCTTTCCATTAGCATCACGAGCATATAATCCTTCATCAGGACTCCATAACATACGCTGAGAACTTGCAAGGCTGTTCATCATCATTTGTTTGTTGACACCTTTATAAGGACTACCTTTTGGTAAATCATGTCTATGATACTCTGCAACTTGTGCAGCATTAGGAACAATCTTAATGTCTACTTGATAGAAGTTTTGACCTAGTGGGATTCTAGTGTGAACTGTAGTACCTGCCTGGTATGTTTTGATACCTTTCTGTTGCAAATACTCTGCTAAACTTTTACGTGCTACCTTAGGGTCATTAGTTTTAAACGCAGCTAGTAATACTTTCATATCTGCTAACACATCTAAATCGCCCGATTCAACTACATCACCGTTCGCAGTATAACGAGGACTAAAGCCTGAACCTATGACAAACAACTTTAAGCCGGTGTCAGTTAGATACTTTTCAGTTTCAGCCGTCAGTAATTTAGTGACCTGGTTTGGGTCAAAATGAACTGTATCTGGCCAAATATTTCCACCCTCAACTAAGTACATCATTAGTAGCTCACTTTGATATTTTGAATCACGCCGGTTGTAAAGTTCTGAACAACAGCGCGAACATATACAAAGTTACCCTGAACGTTTGTAAAACTCATTTGAGACAAGTTACTAGCAACCAAGTTGTAAACAGTAAACCAATCATTATCAGTTGGACTTTCTGCTAATGTTGCTTGAATCTTGATAGTTGCTGAAACGCCGGTCAATGACCAAGTTACAGTCTGTAAGTCTTTATTTCCCAAATAGAATGAAGCAGCTTGTTGTATTTGACCTGTGAAGGAATTACCAACAACACTACCATCATTATATGATAGTTGGGACAATAGTGATAGTGTGGTTGCTTGTGCCATTATGCTTGTACCACTTCAACTACAACAGCATCACCGACTAGTTCTTGGGCAACTTGCTCAAGTGCTTGTTGAATATCAGAACCGGCGATAGAACTACCTTCTTCGCTGTCTTTGACGATTTTACTGAATTTAATGACGATTACGTCCTCTACAATCTTTGCCATGAAAAATACTCCATTAATAGAGTATTTATCATGTTTAGACTATATCAGGTCGTTTCTCTAACTTGTACTTTTTACCCAAGAATTCACCGTACATCAGTGCTAGATAGCTTAGATAGCTCTCGTCATTATAGTCAATAAAGTGACTAGAAGTAAGCCAGTTGTGCCAATACATCCATCCTTGTGTCGGTTTAGACTTTAACCAAAGTTTAAACGCTGGGCTAGGTCTTAGCTTAGGGTTAGCTGTGAGAATTTTACTAAACTTTTCACGGAAATCTTCAGGAGCTTTCTTACTTTTCAGATAAACTCGGTACTTGTACTTAGGTTCGTTGACGAAGGTTTTAACACCCACATAACCCAGGGCTTGCACCTCAGTATAGTCCACATTCGCATTAGCATGACCATCGAACATATCATGTAGTGCTTGTAAATCGTTGCTAAAGATTGCCGCAGTGTTGTGTTCCATGCGGATAGTAACTGTCTTATCTTTCTTGTGGTCTTCACGAAATTGTAAGATAACTTTGATAGCTGGCAAGTTTTGCTTGACAGCATCACGTTCATCTTTGTTCATTCGTCCCCAAAGTTTGTCATTGTTTAGACGTTCTTCGAATTCCGCAGGGCTATGATAGTAGCCTCTGCGCAATCCTTCTACTGTGAAACGAGCACGGTATTGGTACTTGTTATAGTATAGTTCGTCTCGGTAGTCGAAAAAATCGACACCGGGACTGTTAATTGCTGACTTTAATAATGCCATCTTCACCTACTTCTGCGATTAGCTTTTGTTGAACATCGAATGTAACTACATCTTCTGCACCAACGTGAGCATTAATAGTAGCACTCTTAATACGTTCAAACAAGATTTTCTTACTCAACGGTACACGAATCAATTCATCAATCTTACGTGCTAGGGGGCGAGCACCCATCTTCTTGTCATAGCCCTTTTCTGCAAGCAATTGAATTACCGGATCACTCAAGGTCAATGTGATGTCATGTGTTTCCTTTAGAGACTTTTTCAAATCATCGGTGAACTTGACTACAATTTTCTTAATTGCCAATGTGTCGAGTTTATCGAACTTACAAATCAAGTCGATACGATTACGGAATTCTGGTTTGAAGAATTCTTTCAATGCTTTATCGTCTTCACCTTTGCGCTCAGTATCACCGAAGCCAATCATTGACTTCTCTGAATCAGCACTACCTAAGTTACTGGTCATGATAACGATACAGTTTTTAGCATTGACTTCTTTACCGTTTGAACCAGTTACCTTACCGTCGTCAAGCAATTGCAAGAATACGTTAAAGATATCAGGGTGAGCCTTTTCAACTTCGTCAAACAACAAGATTGAATGAGGGTTCTTACTCAAGTCGTTGATTAGTCGTCCGCCACCTAAGTTACCTTCACCGAAGCCAACGTAGCCGGGAGGGGCGCCTAGCAATGCTGACACATTGAACTTCTCACCGTACTCTGACATGTCATACTTCAACAATGGCATGTCAAGATTCTTACTCAATAAACGAGCCAATTCAGTCTTACCAGTACCAGTTGGGCCTAAGAACAAGAAACTTGCCATCGGCTTAGTTTGTGTACCGATACCTGCATAAGATACATAGACACGGTCTAGTACTTCTGAGACTGTCTTTTCTTGACCATACAACTTGTCCTTGATGTTGCTTTCAAGATTCTGAATACGGTCGTAGTTGTCGTCTTTCAATTTGTCTGCTGGCACACCTGCAATACGTTCGACTTGGTCGAAAATCATATCCTTAGTGATTGTTGCACCGATATTACCTGCTACACGTTGTTTGGCGCAGGCTGCATCTAACAAGTCAATTGACTTATCTGGGTTCTTACGGTCGTGAATGTAACGAGTAGCACTGTCAACTGCCGCAACGATTGCTTCCTCAGTGATTTTAACATTATGGAAGTCATCTAAACGAGTGGACAATCCTGACAAGATACGAATAGTCGAGTCGTGACTTGGTTCGTCAACTGCAACTTTATAGAATCTACGCATCAACGCACGATCCTTCTCGAAACTTTCGTAGAATTCTTCGTAAGTTGTACTTGCGATAACTTTCAATGTGCCTTTAGTGATAGCGGGCTTAATCATGTTAGCGAAGTCGGGGCCACTGTTGTTGCTTGAGCCAGCGCCCTTCATAGTGTGTGCTTCGTCAATGAACAAGATAGACTTCTTCTTTGTGTTCAAAGCCTCGATGATTGCTTTAATCTTTTCTTCAAAGTCGCCACGATATTTAGATCCTGCAAGTAATGAACCGATTTCAAGTGAATACAACTCGTGACCCAACAAGAATTCTGGACAATCACCGTCAACAATCTTCTGTGCAATACCTTCAACAATCGCAGTTTTACCAACGCCGGGGTCACCAACCATCAATACGTTTG